TCAATGTATTTCTTGTAGATGAAGTGATTGGAATCGCATGGGTTCATTATAATGATAATCCGGTTCTGAATACCCTTCTTGCGAATGGAGAGCATTATTTTATCGAACTCATCTTCGCTTGTCCACTCTTCCGCTTCATCGCAGACGAAAGTCGTAATGCCTTGAATGGATTTCAGTTTTGCTGTCTGGTTCCCGGAAGAAGTCTTGATACCCCGGAACATGATACGGCTCTTAGTCATCTTATTGACTATATCCGTCTTTGTGGTCTTGAAATATTTCGTGGTACCGTCCAAATCTATCTTCTCCATCATTTCGGGAATGATAGACATACCGGCAGAAACCATAGTGTAACGGGTATAGAGAATCTGATGAACTATCTTCTCTACGGGAGTCATTTCAAAAGTCAACCGCTCAATAAAGGTAGAAGCATTGAAAGACTTTCCGCTGCCACGCCCACCGGTGATAAGAATTATAAATTTTTCATTATCCTCGTATAATGGATGGTAAATTTCTTGAGGTACTATCATTTCAGCTTGTCTTTAATCCAAGAATCAATGTTGATGCCGTGCTCTATGTCTGTTGGAATATCAGCATCTTCATCCTGCTTGCGTTCAACCTTTCTCCAATCCTCATCGTGGTGATACAGCCAAACGGACATTGCTTGCAAGTTTGGAGCCAACTCGCTTTCGCTGACTTGTAATTCATCCTCACCTGTCAAATTTCCCTCTGAATCACGGAGCTTTCTTACCACGGTGCTTTTGGTTTTTATGCCACCGAGAGCCATTGCAAGGAATTTAGCCCTTACAGTGGCATTGATTGTCGCGCGCCCACGCGCTAAGACTTCGGATATTTCGGTGTACTCACTTTTCTTTTCGCAGAAAGTTTGTGGTAAAATCCCTATGGCATAAGCAATTTCCTTGTCAGTGAACCCCTTTTTGGCATACGACTCTACGAGAGAAAGAAAGTCCTCGCTTGTGTAGTCAAACTTGGGCTTTCTTCCTCCTTTGCCTTTTCTGTTTTGAGATTCACTATTGCTCATATTACTTATTCACTCCAAGGATTTTCGTCTTCTTCCTCAACGTAAATCCGTTTTAGTCTATCAGATACTTCTTTCAATTCATGTTTCATCTGCTTTACATGAAATTCGGCAAGCATGGGAATTTCCATTGCACCTAATAGGTTATCTATCGTGTCGATAACTTCCGCAAATTCATCTGGTGCAATCATATATCAATCTATTCTTTCTACTTGTTCATCAAATACCTCTCCCTTTATAAACTTCATATCTGGTTCATACCCGAACCTTTCGCAGAAAGCGGCTTTAGCTTCATAGGTATCGAAGGACAATATCACATAGGCATCCATGTTCTCGGCTTGTTTCTGTGCATTCTCCTTTACCTGTTGTTTGACTTCCTTCATGTGGGCTACCTTTTCGGCACGTTCCAACTGTTTGGCGGCCTTATCGGCTTCTTTCTGTTCGGAAACCGGGGTCATCATATCAGACAAAGCATCCGCAATAGAGTTTTCCTCTTCGGTCTGCAAAAGATAGTCGACACCAATCATATTCAAGTCTGCATCGGTCAGACCTGCATCTTTCCAGTCAATATCAGGAACAATACGGGCAAGAGCGTCAAAGTCCCATGTACCCTGCGCGTTAGGATTGTTCATCAAGATGTTCAACTCCTTTTCCTGCTTCTCATCCACATCAATGACATCAACACGGATGCGGTAATCGTTATCGGGAAACTTTTGCAACTCATCCATAACGGATAAACGCTGGTGTCCGCTGACTACGGTAAGCCCTGTACGCTTGTTCACGACTATTCCACCGACCAATCCAAATTTCTTGATACCACGTTTCAATGTCTTGCGTGATTCCTCGGATAGTTTTCGGGGATTATAGTCTGCAAGGTGAATGGCGGAACGGTTAAGCTCCACCGATTCACTCTTTATGTATTTTGATAGTTCCATGTTAGCCATTACTTAAACCCAAACCTCTCTGCCTAAGAGTATTTCTTTCGGCTCTTGCTATGAGGCTGTCACGAGACTGCTTTGCACGCCTACTTGCTGCACCGCTTTCCCATGTGTTACGACGTCGCCAGTTGGCTTCGCTTAATCTTTCTGCTTGCGCTTGTATCTGCTCTCTTGTCTTTCTTCTTCTAACTCAGCTTTCCTCCTATTATTTTTGTTTATTATGATACTCCCAAAGCACTCTTTCAGCCATTGGAAAAACTTTGTAAATTCTCTGTAAATCCTGTGGGTAATTCTTCTCCATCCAAAGCATACAATCAAGATTGAAACCTACTCCCGAACTGGCTTTCAATGAATATCGAACTGGTTCGGGTAAATTGTGCTGCCTCATATAAGCAAGAATATCCTTTTGTGTCCAATCAGCCAAAGGATAAACCATACCGTTATTCTCGTAACCGTTTACCTCATACCCTTTCAGCATAAGCCTACGATTCATGCCATCAGCTTTCTTCATACCCAAGAATGTGTAATAAACTCCGTGAGTAAGCTGCATAGCCTTTACCACATCAGCCAGCTTCAACAGTTTCACTCTCGGATTTGGCACGCAATACATACCACCACGGAGAATGTAAGTGAGGTTCCAGTGTGGTACTTGAACAAACTCTATCTTCGGGTATCTGGCTTTAGTCCAGTTTATCCAACGGTTGATGTGCTCTAAGTCCTTGACGAAATACATGAACACACAGACTATTCTCTCAAACTTCGGATAGATTAAATCAAGCAGAACAAGCGAATCTTTACCAAGTGATAAAAACAGTAAAGCCTCATTCGATTTTACCCGAATGAGGTCTATATACCGGTTCGCTTGCTCTACTTTGTTCATAGTTAGCCACCGTTTAATCCCATTGAAACACGTAAATCAGCGTAACGCTGTCTGCGTGACCCCAACTGTGATGTACCAGCTTCACCACCACGTCTGGCAACCAATCTACCACCAGCCCCTGCACCGTTCATATTTCTGCGAGGCCCGGCTACTCTGTTAATTCTTCTTGCGACTCAGCTTTCTAATTTTAAAAGTTAAACAAATCAATCTATATGTTTCTCTAATATCTTACCCAAGGTATAATCCATTTGGGCTGCGAGATATTCTTCACCTTGATACTCGTAAACAATATCATTGCCGTTTTCATCTGTGAGAATGACTGCCTCTGCTGCTTTCACTTCAACGATAATATAAGGACGTTTACCTGTATATGCACCTGTCAGAAGCTTGATTGCATCGTACTTGATAGGCTTTAATTCTATTTCACCTTCTTCAGGCAGTTCTGCATCAGCCGGATATTCTTTGCCGCCACATAGGTAAGTGATATACTTCTTAGCGTTAGTTGGTCTGATTTCACGGTATTCGTGGGTTTTCTTTCCTGCCAAGATTTCATCGAAATACTTCTGTTTGATACTTAATGTAAGAATGTTCATAATCGCGTCAAATTTAAATTAATACTCAATAGTTGCGGGGGGCTGAATCGAACAACCGACCTTCACCAAGTCAAAGTGAAAAGCTACCACTGCTACACCCCGCGATAGTACCCCAAAGGTACTACCACAACCAAAGATAACGAAATATCTTCAATCGTTATACACGACAATCGGCTTATTGTCGTGAACTAAGCCATTTGTCCCGTCTTTCTCTGCATGCCTCTAAGGTAGGCGCACAACAAGAAAAAAGTTCACCGCTATCAGTACGGTAGTCGTACTGGTACATTCTCACTCTTTTTCCTCTCAACCTGGTGTTGTAGGTACAATAATTCTCTTTACCGGGTTGGCATACGCTGCAACCGTTTTCATTTATTGAGTTCATAATCACTATATTTAATGTTTTGCATTCAATCTTTTTTCACTCGTATAAGCCACTACAAGCCCAGTCTCGTCATGCTGTATGGTGATGTACTTTTCACCCCTCTCTATAGTAGAGAAGTCATAAGGGGTTACCATCTTACCTAACACTTTGCCCAGTTGCTTCATCAGTGGGGCTTCAGGGCTGATAACTAAAACTAAATCTGCTTTCATAATCGTGTATATTGTGGCAGCTCGAAAGCTACCGGATTAGAACTCAACCAATATCAATCTTTCTAAAGAACCTGATGCTTTCACCCACATATGATTATGTCCGAAACCATAATCGAAAAACAGTTTAAAATAAGGGTATCTTACTATTAAAGAGTTCATACAGCCTCTTAACTCGTCTTCTGACATACAAGAAGTTATTTCATTGATAATTTGAACGAAAAGGTGTAAAACTTCTGGTTCATTATTCAATAACGGTTTTTCTATAACTGCTTTTAAAAATATATTTTCTTTCATAT